CATCGGTACACGTACTCTCTCTCGGAGATACCCGCAAGTCCATAATTAAGCACCCAACCCCAGGCTAAGATAACACTGACAACTGAATTATATCAAGATAATAAAAATATAACATATAAAACATAATAATTAACATATATTATTTATCGATAATCAACAAACTCATATCCTGATTTGATAATTGGCAAGTCTGAAAACGGATCATTTTCGTCTACTTCTAGCGGTGCTGACGGAGCGATAGAATAAAATTGATCAAATAAACAGTTAGTTAAGTCAAAATCTGATAAATCATTATCTTCTTCAAAGAATCGTAAATGTTGACATTCATCACGTACTAATTGTGAAGAAATAGTTGTGCTACCACATCCTGGACAAATAAACTCATTACGTAAACATGATTGAATCTCTTCATCATCCTTGTTAGGTCTTCTCCACCATAAGAAATCCGCGCACTGATGAACACTTACACCACATTGATCTGGTTCATATATATCACCACATGGCAGTATTAAATGATTGTTTCTGATATCATATCCGGCTCCCGTTGGCGTACACAAAATTGTTTGAGCAGTGGTATCATTCCAAAAATCTCTATCTCGACCATGCCTACAAGAATATTTCGCTTCTTTTAAATGATCGGGTACACATGGTGTTATTCCATACCGCATTGCATAACTTAGAGCTTTCTTAGTAATAACATCTTCTCGTTCTAAATTCATACCAACATCATTATCATCAAAAATATCGAATCTAACATCTGACATCAATGCTCTCTTAAATAATAAAATGTTGTTACTAATATGAAATATTTTATCATCACCATGATTCACATCGCAGTATCGAATTTTGTTGATTTCCATTAATCGTGATGATTGGCCATTCCGTATTAGTATTGATGAAATTTTCCTTTGTATTACACTTTCTACTTCGAATTGCATTCTACACAATAATTGTTTGTTTTCCCAAAAGAATGACATTATTTTATCAACTGATTCGTCAGTAAAGCAATTCAAATCCCAGACATCGTTTGGCTCCATTCGTTCATACGTATTATTCAAAACATCAATTGAGCAGATTAATCTTGGCATGGCATAGTCAGGGCAATTTCGGGAAGCTGCGGCTGAGACACATACTAATCTTGGATAAACCAAAATTTCGCATGAAGCTACACGTGCTAATTCGAAACAAATTGTATAAGTCAAGGAAATACCGTTCGATTCCATATTTTTCAAGCCCATCATACCGACCCATATCCAATTATCGCAACATTGTGATCTGAAAATTTTCTTTGATGCATGTGACCAAAAGTATGAAATATTTTTATCCTTCTTATCATTAGGTAATCGTTGATATCTACTCTTCTCTCTAGCAATATTTGGCACGATGTTGTCTTTTCTTTCTGGAATAGCTGAAACCATATCCATATTATATCCTTTTGTTTTAACCTGATGTGCTTGAATTTTAGTTGAAGCTTCGATCTGTCTACTAATTGCATCATCATCCATTTGAATAAATGTATCGTTATTTCTGAAAAATGATCCTTCTGGAACTGAACATCCGTCACCGATGATTGGCGATAAGTCTAATCCTTTGTATTCTTTTGGTATTTCGACACCTGTCATAACTACGGTATTTTGGAATATGAATTTATCTCCGAGGGTGCGTGAATAAACGTACGAATTTGGTAAACGATGTTCGCTAAAATTTAATTGATTAACAAGATTAATTCCGTAAGTTGGCAGTATACCTAGAACTTCGCTTGAGTCGAAAGTGACCGTTGTGAGTTGATTATCTTTTTTACATACGCAGAAGTACACATGCGAGGGGGTGGTGCGTGCAACGAAGTATTTACAAAATTTGTCGGCGATAGTAATAAACACTCCATTTGCACCGAATGCGTAGCACAAGGTAAGAAACTCGAGCATTTCTGGCGTTGTTTCATTGATAGTAGATCGTTCAATGATCTGTGTGTAAATATAATCTTTCCATCCAGTCCACGAGTTCTGAGCTTCATATAAGGTTCCAATATTGGTTTGCCGAAATAGTAATTCGCAAGTGATTTTGTTTGAATCATATAATGTAGTTCGCAAATGTTCTTCATTACCCATGGCAATTCTGTTCGCAATGTTTTCGTATAAAATTTGATCTCTACGTTCCCATTCGTTAGATGGTAATATCGATACTTCTTTTGCTCTGATTCGCGCTCTTGTCTTAGCCATTTCCTCTCTAGATATTTGTTGTAGGCCTCTGACCGTATATCTGCGGTTGATTCGAACTTCTTCCGTTTCTGTTCCTCCATTTCGAGTTGGCGATTGTGGCGTACTTGATCCTGTTGAACATATTTCTTCGGTTTCGAATCCACTTTCTCCTGTCGCGGCTGTTGACCCTGTTTCACTAGGTACATCAAAACTGTTATATATCTGTGGAATGTGCGTTTGGTTAGATCGTATTTTATTTGCTCTAGAATAGAACTCGGCGCTTGGCAAATTGAGTGGTAATTCATTCTCGCTAATACCGATTTCCTGTAAAAAGCGTAATCTGGTCCTGGCTCGTCCCGTAATAAAGAATCCTGTATCCAATTTTCCTGACATCTTTGACCACATGGGGGAACGTTGCGCCATCTGTATCCATCTGTCATTTTGGTAGAAAGTACTGGTTTGATCATTCTTCGATTTGAGTATATCGCTGTTCGTGACATTGAGACTGTGCAAATGATTTAGCGCTTGATCGATTGTTAGTTCACCTGGAATAGTAATTAATACGATTTTGTTTTTAGCAATTTGTGTTGAAGATAGGTAGTTGTGTTGTGTTCCTGTTAGGCTTTGAATTGTAATGCTTACATGAGACATTGTCATACGCGTAC